CTTTCTTTACATTCAATGTGCTAGACAATGTAGATGCAGCAGTTACTTCCAATGTATTTCCGAGAGTAGCTGATTTATCAACATTCAATGTTGATTTCAAATCAGTTGCCTTCTTTACATTCAATGTGCTAGACAAAGTGGATGCTGCGGTTACTTCCAATGTGTTTCCGAGAGTAGCGGATTTATCAACATTTAATGTTGATTTTAATAATACATCTTTAGATACACGTAAATTTCCAGATACATCTAATGTATATAACGCATTTAATGACTTCATACCTATACCTACTTTATCATTAACTTTATCTAATAATATATGTTCAACATCATTACTGTCCTTAATACTTGCTGTACCATCACCAATTGAAATTGTATTACTAGACTCACCAGTTTCATCCATAAAATTAATAGAATTTTTTGAAATGTATAAATCTTTAAAAGGTTTTTCAGCACTTCCAAGACTATAAGTAGATGCAATTGTTGGTATTATTTCTCCATTTATAGTTAAACTATCATTAACATATAATTTAGAATTCATTGATACATCACCACTTACTGATAAAATATTATGTATAGAAACATCGGTTGATACATATAATGAACCATTAACAGATATATCTTCGCTAACTATTAACTGATAATCATTAACAGTAGTATTTATAATTTTAGTATTTTGTTGTTGATAAACAGAAAGAGCACCTTTTATATCAAGATTGCCACTAATTTCAACATTATTATTAAAAGAAGCATCGTTTGTTACTAATAAATCACTAATTTTCATATTACCAATATCAACACTACCCATGCTAACATCTCCATATACATTCAAATCATTATGAATTTGAAGGTTGTTATCAATATTTACGCTTGCCTTTAAAAATAAATCATCATCTACTGTTAATTCACCATTAACAAAGACATTTTTCATAAATTCAGTATTCGCGTTTAACGATAAATCATTAGTATAATCTGCGAAGTCTTTTCCTTTTTCACCAGTAGGACCTGTTCTACCAATAGGTCCATCTATTCCACTACTTCCAGTTGGTCCAGTTACACCTTGGATTCCATCAATACCATTTATACCTTGAGGACCTATATCACCTTGTTCGCCTTTATCACCTTTATCACCTTTATCACCTTGGTCACCTTTATCACCTTGGTCACCTTTATCACCTTGGTCACCTTTATAACCTCTTTCTCCTTGTAATCCAGTATAACCAGTTACACCTTGGTCACCTTTATCACCTTGGTCACCTTTCTCACCTTGAACACCTTGGGGACCTGTATATCCAGTAACACCTTGAATGCCTTGGGAACCTGTATATCCAGTAACACCTTGAATTCCTTGGGGACCAGTATAACCAGTAACACCTTGAATACCTTGAATACCTTGCTCACCTGGAATACCAATTGGTCCAATATCGCCAACATTTCCCTGATCACCTTTTTCACCTTTATCGCCTTTATCGCCTTTATCGCCAGTTATTCCAATTGGACCGGTATAACCAGTATAACCAGTATAACCGGTAACACCTTGAATACCTTGTTCGCCTTGCATACCAACAGGTCCAATATCACCAACATCACCTTTGTCGCCTTTGTCGCCTTTACTTCCAGTTGGACCAGTATAACCAGTATAGCCAGTATAACCAGTATAACCGGTAACACCTTGAATACCTTGTATCCCCTGTCCAGTTGGACCGGTATAACCAGTATAGCCAGTATAACCAGTAACACCCTGTATGCCTTGAATACCTATTGGTCCAATCGGACCAATATCACCAACATCTCCCTTGTCACCCTTTATTCCGGTTGGACCAATATGACCAGTATAACCTGTATAACCGGTATAACCAGTATAACCAGTATAACCAGTAACACCTTGTATTCCTTGCCCAATAGGACCAGTATATCCAGTATAACCAGTATCACCTTTTTCACCTTGTATTCCAGCTGGACCACGAGCCCCAGGTGGTCCATCTAAACCAATAGGTCCAATATTACCAATATCACCTTTTTCACCAGTATATCCAGTATATCCAGTATATCCAGTATATCCAGTATCACCTTTATCTCCTTTTATTCCTAAGGTGCTAAACCATAATGATACACTAACCGCACCACCACCATTTCCAGTATTACATTTAATATTTATGTAATCACCTGCTACAAAATTATGTGACAAATTGGATAATGAATGCGTATCTGTTAAAGCAGTCATTATTATACCAGTAGAAACACCATTTTTAAATATTTCTATAGCACCAGAAGAAGAGGGTGATGATGAAACTTGAACACCTATATAATTTAATGAACAATCACTACCTAATTGAACACCATATGTACTATCTCCTGTTATTCCACCACCAAATGAAAATATATATCCTCCGGTTGATGTAAAAAACCCAGGTGCTTCAGCATATATTGTAAATAAACCACCATTTGTAACACCAGCTGGGCCAGTATATCCAGTATAACCAGTATATCCAGTTGGACCTATTGGTCCAGTTGGTCCAGTTCCTAATGAAATAGTGCAATCACAATTCTCTTCCATAGGCACGTTATACCAGCTAGTTGATACTGGATCGCCAAATTCATCAGTATTACAACTACCTTGTATTTCTTTTAATTTACGTAAAGCAGTATAATCGCTTGACGACATATTGTTGTATAATAATTCGTCCGAAAAGAAATATTTATAATATTACTTACACGTTAAAATATACTAAATTCATATAATATAAATAATTCAAATGATATAATAATATATACTTACTTTTAAGAAATGGATAACTTGGATTTAGATATAAACAATTATAATATTAACGATTTGGAAAGGTTTTTTCAAATAAAACCAAATACAAATTATACAGAAGGTGATATTGAATTAAAAGAATATAGCATACGTGAAAAATTATTATCAAGTGGTCACATAAATAAACGTTTTAAACAAAATTTAATAGAATTTTTAGAACTAGCTAAAAATTGGTTAATATTTGTAAAATGCAGAAAAGGAAAAATGCAAAAAGCACCTACATCTATTCCTTCTGATTATAAATTAGATAAACTAGATACCCCTTTATCTAAAGAAGTTGAATCACGTTCTAATGAAGTAATAAATAAGACTGAAACACAATATGTATATTCTAATAATAGTGATTTTTTCCCTGGTAAATTAAATCAACTAAATACACGTATTATAACAAAAAATTTAAATATTGATACTAGATTTCGTGAAAACTTACATAGTACCCAAAGTTCCGATTTTCAAATACAAATGCCTATTAAATTTAATAAGGTGGTTTCTATGAGTTTATCTTCATTAGAATTACCAGTTTCATTTTATGGAATATCAAGCGATTTAGGTAATAATTATTTATATATTCAATTAAAACATACAGTTATAGGAGAACTTAATGGAAATATTATATCATCCGAAAAAATAATTACTATTCCTGATGGAAATTATAACGCAGCAGATTTGTTAAATACTATAAATGAAATTATTGCTCCAACTAAAGATGATTCTACATTACAGAATCCTGATGATATATTTTCATATTTAACATTCACATTGGATATTACTTCTGGTGGATCTGGAACAGGTAAGGTAACAATACGTGGTAATGGAACACATAGGGAAGCTATTAAAGAAATTATATTCGATTTCTCAAAGGATATTAATGGTCATAATGATAAAACAGATATATCATCAAAAATTGGTTGGAATTTAGGATTCATTAAAAAAAAATATAGAGGGGCTAACACATACACAGCTGATACTGTAATTGAACCAGCAGCTATACGATATATTTATTTAGCAGTAGATGATTTTGCAAATAGTGCGAATAACCAATTTGTAAATGTATTTAATAACTCTATTATGAGTCCTAATATTTTGGCTAGAATATCAATAAAAGGTTCGTATTTTAGTTTAATTATGGAAAATGATTTTAACATTATTACTGAACCTAGAAGATATTTTGGACCTGTTGATATTCAACGATTACGTATAAGATTATATGATGAACGAGGACGTATTTTATCAATGAATAATTCAAATTACTCTTTTTGTTTAGATTTTAAAATGATATACGATTTATAACCAAATTCTCTTTAGATATATCAATATATACTATGTCTACTGATATATCTTATAATTCCGAATTAACTGGTATTTATTATGCGATTCCTGCAATTGGTGGATTTAATATACAACAAAATTTCCCAACTATACCATTAAATTTAATAGATTATCAAGCAAATATAACAATTCCTGTTACACAGATTATTATTACATCATATCCTGCGAATGAGTTTTCAACCAATGTAGAACAAATAGAATTATTTAGAACTACTATTTCTACTAATCTTAATATTGTTAAGGATAATATTAATATTATAGAAATTACACAACATACTTTGTTGGATTCACAAGCTATCAATGTAAAATATTCAGTAACCTATTCAATTACTGATTATCAAAAGCAAGAACAAATTATAGAAAATAATATACAAGAATTGAATAATCAATTATTAACACAATCTTATATTAATGCTGTTGAATCTATTTTTACACAAAATAATTTAGAATCTGGAAATTCTATTACACCTGACGCACCTGATATTATAATTCCAGTTTCACAAAATATAATAACATCTATTTCTTCTACTAATTTTGAAACCAATAATACTTTTATAAATACATTTATAAATAATATATCTACTACTTTAAATGTCGACCCTAGTAATATAAATATTACACAAATTATACAAAATACTGACCCTTCTTCTGTTTCTATTGATTATGATGTAACATATCCTGCTGATAATTACCAATCTAAAGAAGATATACAAACTAAGGTTAATAATTTATATTCACAAATACAGAGTCAATCCTATAAAAATATAATTAATAATTCATTAATACAAAATAACTTAGAACCTGGTAATTCAATTACACCTGATGCACCAAATATTATAATTCCAGTATCACAAAATATAATAACTTCTATTCCTTCTACTAATTTTGAAACAAATAATACATTTATAAATACGTTTATAAATAATGTATCAACAAATTTAAATGTTGATTCTAATAATGTAAATATTATACAAATTATACAAAATACTGACCCTTCTTCTGTTTCTATTGATTATTCAGTAACATATCCTGCTAATAATTATGAATCTAAAGATGAAATACAAACCAAAATTAATAATCTTTATTCAAGAATTCAAAGCCAATCTTATAAAACAGCTGTAAAAACGTCATATTCTGGTAATAATTTAGAACCTGGTAATTCTATCATACCTGAATCACCTTCTGTTATAGTTCCTGTATCACAAAATATAGTAACCGATTATTCATCTAGTGATTTTGAATCAAATATTATATTAACCAGTTCATTTATTAGTAATGTGGCAAATAAATTAAATGTAGAACCCAATAATGTAAATATTCAACAAGTTATACAACAAACGGACCCTTCTTCTATATTAATTGATTATACAGTAACATATCCTTCTAACAATTATGAATCTAAAGATGAAATCCAAACCAAAATTAATAATCTATATTCAGAAATCCAAACACAGTCATATCAAAACAGTATTGAAGAAATATTTACTGAAAATAATTTACTAGCAACTACAACTATACCAGTAAGTCAAGAGTTAATAATACCTGTGTCACAATCTATTGAAACTAGTTCATTGGCTATTCAATTTGAAAACAATACAGAAGCTATAAATTCATTTATTAAAAGCGTAGCTGAAACACTTGATATATCAATTAATAACATAAATATTACACAAATTACACAAAATACTTCTTCAAATATACCTACTATAGATATTGAATATAATGTAATTTATCCTACTGATAATACCGATACTTCTGATATAATTAATCATGTTTATTCCAAATTGCAAGAACAAAGTTATTTAGATTCTATAAATAATGCTTTTACTGAAAATAATTTAACAGGAGATACAGTTACACCGATAAGTCAAGAAGTTATAATACCTGTTACTCAAACTATTGAAACCTCTTCAACATCTACTGAATTTGAAAATAATAAAGAAGCAATTGATTCATTTATTCAAACTGTTGCTGAAACACTTAATATACCTATTGAAAACGTGGATATTACACAAATTAAACAAATTTCTAGAAATGGAAATTCTGCTATAGATATTGAATACGATATAACTTATCCTATTATTAATAATAGTGATACTTCTAATATAATTAACGATGTTTATTCAAAACTTCAAGAACAAAGTTATCTAGAATCTATAAATAATGCTTTTACTGAAAATAACCTAGTAGGAGATACTGTTACACCTACATCTAATAATATATTGATACCGGTATCTCAATCTATCGAGACATCCTCAACATCTGCTGAATTTGAAAATAATACAAAAGCTATAGATTCATTTATAAAAACTGTGGCAGAAACACTTAATATACCTATTGAAAATGTTAATATCACACAAATTACACAAAATTCTAGTAGCAGCACACCTACTATAGATATTGAATATACTATAACATACCCTACTGATGGCAATGAAACGCCTGAACAAATCTCTAATATCATTGATGATGTTTATACTGAATTAGAATCACAATCATATATTGATTCTATAAATAATGCTTTTACCGAAAATAATATTGATGTAACACCAGTAACACCAGAAGAAACAAGTATTGATGATATAGAAGTATTAGTTGAACCAACAGAAGAAATAAAAGATCCTGAACCTCTAGACTTAACATTAACTTTTCAAATAAAAACAGATGTAAAAGTCTTTAATAATAAAATTGGTTTGTTTAAAGACTCAAGTAACCAAACTATTGTAAAAAGTTTATTCGATATATCAAATCAAACATTTCCTATCACTAGCATTAAATTTGACTTCTCAGAATTATTACCAAATCCAAGTGTAGATGATGTTATTAGTTTAGGAGGATTTAAAACGATGTATAGTGATTTTAAGAGAACTATAGCTAATTATTATGAACATCCACCAGATGGTACTGTATCATTATTTGATACCGATGCTGAAAATACATTAAATGAACAATTTGTAACTGTTGATGAATTTATTTCAATAATTCAAGATGCTACCTCTCAAGATAGTGATATAGGGGCAGATGTATCTGGAAATTTACAAATCTATCAAATCAATTCTGTTCTAGAAACATTATATGAAAATGACCCTTTTAATAATCGTCAAAATAGATCTATACATGAGGGATTTATAGCTGGAGATTTAATACTATTAACATCTGGAATATCTATACGTTTAGACTTATTTACAAAATCTGCTGAACCATTAAATATAATAGAATTACCAGAAGATATTATTATACCAGATGGTATGAGTATGTCTCAAATAAATAATATTCTGGAAACTTCTCCTCCTAGTGTTATTTTAAGTAAAAATTATAATGTTCCGTTAGTATTACATTTGACTGATATGTAAAAATTATTCGTATATTTTATATAGAAAATGTCAGGTTATCCGTCAAATACACAAGACCCCAGTGGAGTATATATAGGAGAAGCTTATGCGTTTGATGCTTCTGGTGGATTTACAATAGAACAAACCTTTCCAGAGATAGAGGTTCAAGATACAAATGTTGCTAATAGATTTGATGTTACAGATTCATTACAAATTAAATATCCTGTTAGAAGATTTAATGATAAAATAGCAGTTACTAAAGATGAAACCAATTCGAAACCATTGTTTGTTGAATTTGATGCCAGTAATGATACATTAATAAATGACACCCTTACTATTAGTTCAAGTGAATTATTAGATTTTTTAACAACTGATACAATACTTTCAATGGGACGGTTATCTTCATTATATAGTGACTTTAATTATACAGTTTTAGAATATTTTGGTGCTCCATTTGGGTTTTCAACATTATTTAAGGGAGAACAAATGTATAATATAAACAATGGTGTCTTTGATGCAAGCGCATTATTACAATTATTTAATAAATTTGATTTTAATATAAATGGAACATTAGTTACTGATTTATCTGGTTATTTTACAATTCATAATATTAGTGAAAATTTACGTTATGCGTCTGGAACAGATATTTTTGATAATAGACATATGGATGACAATATTGGTGTAAATGATGGCTTTATAGCAGGGGATTTGATATATATACCTAATGGGCTTTCAGTTACATTAAAGGTTGATATTGAAACAGAACCGTATAATCCTATTAGTAATATTGGTCCTACAAATTTATCGGGTATAAATAATCTAATTAATTATTCTGAACCCCAAACAAATATAAGAAAAGAAACTACATCTAGTGTTCAAAATATTACACAAACTACTAATGTTCCTATATTAATTTGTCTTACAAATGAGGACTTTGGTGCGTACAGCACTTATGGACATAAATGGAACAAGGTAACAGAATTAGACGATAAAAAATGGTTAGCTATTTCATTATCAGCTAGTGGTAAATATCAAACCGCAATTGAAGAAGATGGAGATATATATAAATCTATTGATTTTGGTAGAACATGGACACAAAGTCAAAATGTAGGAACAGCCGCAACTAATAGTATTAGTATATCTTTAACTGGTCAATATCAAACAATAGGTAATGGTCATCAAATATTTGTTTCTAATAATTATGGTATTACATGGTCTGAAGTTTATAATTTTGGAACAGCACAAATATTTGTAGCTATGGCACTTACTGGTAAATATCAAGCTGTATTATCGTCTGGTGATGGGTTGTATCAATCTTCTGATTTTGGACAAACATGGAATAAACATTTAAATATATCCGATGATTTATATAATTCTCTTCAAGCTTTTCCCACATTTGGTATTTCAATGTCATATGATGGAAAAAGACAAGTAATAGTATGCGAAGCTATTTATTTATCTAATGATTATGGAGAAACATGGACTACAACTACAATTAATCCAGGAGCTAATGAAGAATTTGATGATCATAATTGGGTAGGTGTTGATATGTCTTCAGATGGACAGTATATATCTGCTATTGAAGTTACTGGTGAAGTATATTTATCAAACGATTTTGGGGAATCATGGACTAAAGTTTTAGCTAATAATGTACAAGATAAACAATGGCAATCTATTTCTATTTCTGCTACTGGAAGATTTCAAACTGCTTTAGTAAAGCCTGGCAATATATTTGTATCTAGTGATTTTGGGGTTACGTGGGTTAAATCAGCTGATTCTACTTTACAACCTAGTAAATGGCAGTGCAACTCAGTATCAGCAAATGGTATGTACCAAGCAGCCGCAGCATATGATGGTGGTTTATATACTGCTATGATTTATGATTAATATATTTTATATAAATAATATATATGCCATATAAAATTAGAAAAGTTCATAACAAACCATGTTATCGTGTTTATGACCAAAAAACAAAAAAAACTTTTTCAAAATGTTCCACGAAATCAAAAGCAAAATCTCAAATTAATCTTCTTAGAGCTATTAAATATAATAAAACATTTCGTAAAAAAATTAAATCTACCGCAAGAAGACCCAAGTTAAAAATAAAATTAGACTAATACTCTGCTAACTATATAATAAAATAATATAAAAGCTAATGTGTTTATATTATATAACGACCAAAATAAATACCTTATGATAACAACGTTGAGTTTAGAACAAAGAAATATTTTTGATAATGTAAAAAAAGGATATAATGTAGAAGTTGATGCATCGGCAGGCACTGGTAAATCTACATTAATATTAAATATTTCGAGAGAAACTCCTGATAAAAATATATTACAACTTACATACAATTCTTCGTTACGTAAAGATGTTAAAGAAAGCGCAGAACTAAACGAAATTAATAATTTAGCTGTTCATACGTATCATAGTTTAGCAAAACGATTTTATTTATCAACTGGATATACTGATGCTGAAATACGAAGATTGTTATTAAAAAATATCCCACCAAAGGATGTAATCCCGCAATATGATATTATTGTATTAGACGAGTGCCAGGATATGACTTTATTATATTTTCAATTTATGGTTAAATTTATTAATGATATGAATTCGTCAGTACAATTAGTTATTTTAGGTGATTATATGCAGTCATTATATGATTTTAAGGGTGCAGATTCAAGATTTTTAACATTAGCTGAAAATATATGGAGTGGATATATTGCTCTCAAACAGCCTATCTTTAAAAAATGCACTATGAAAATGTCATTTCGAATAACTAACCAAATGCGATATTTTGTTAACGAAGTTATGTTAGGTAAAGATAGAATGAATTCTTGTCGAGATGGTAATAAAGTAACTTATATTCGTAATTCTCGTAGTAATATTTCAAGAGTAGTATATGCTGAAATTACTAAATTACTAGAAGAAGGCGTCAAACCTAGTGATATTTTTGTATTAGGTGGCTCCGTTAAAGGCGCTAACTCTAATATTAGAAGATTAGAAAATACTTTAGTTGAAAAAGATATACCGTGCCATGTTCCAATGTTAGAAAACGATAAAATTGATGAAAGGGTAATTGACGGTAAAGTAGTATTCTCAACATTTCATAGTGTTAAAGGAAGACAACGTAAATATGTATTTGTTGTTGGTTTTGATAACGCATATTTTCGCTTTAATGCACGTAATTTATCGTCTGATATTTGCCCAAATACATTATATGTAGCAGCAACCCGTGCTACTGAAGGATTATATCTATTAGAAAGTAATAGTTATCCTACTGATAGACCTTTAGATTTTTTACAAAAAAATCATATTGAAATGAAATCTACTGATTATATACACTTTAAAGGACATCATCAATCTATATTTCATGATGAGGAATTAAATGAAAATGATAATAATATTATTAAAAAACATATTATTACACCTACTAATCTTGTAAAATTTATATCAGAACAAGTAATTGAGACTATATCACCTATTATAGATAAAATTTTTATAAAAGAAACTGACGAACCTACATTAATAGATATACCTAGTATTATAGAAACAAAAAAAGGGTATTATGAAGAAGTTAGTGACCTAAATGGAATTGCTATACCATGTATGTATTATGATTATTTGAAAGAAATATTTTTTAAAGATGCTGAATATGAACGGGGAAATGTATTATTTGATGTAATTAATAATTGTATGGATAAAATGAAATTAAATGATCATGTTTTTTTAAAAGAAATTGTAAATAATTTACCTGAAAAAATAGAAACTATTAATGATTATTTGTATATAGCTAATGTTAGTGTTGCTGTAACAGAAACCTTATATTTTAAACTAAAACAGATTGATTTTGATGAATACAATTGGCTTACTGATGAAATTATTATGCTATGCAAAAATAGGTTACGTGATATTATTGGTCCCGATTGTGAAAATGTTATGCCTTCTATTGAAGAAACTATTATTCATGAGTCAAATGAAACCCTACATATAAAAATTGACGAATATTTAAATACAATTTTTGATAATTCACAGGAATTTCGATTTACCGCAAGAGTTGATTTAATTACAGAAACTACTGTATGGGAACTTAAATGCACATCTGAAATTACAACCGAACATTTGGTTCAGGTTATTATTTACGCATGGTTATGGAATATGAAGAATTCAGAGGAAGAGTTTGAACCCAAAGTATTTAAAATATTTAATATTAAAACTGGAGAAGTTTTACGATTAGATGCAACTATTGAAGAATTAAATACTGTAGTTATTACTTTATTAAAGGGTAGGTTTTTAGAACCTACAATAAAAAATGATGAAGAATTTATAAATGAATGTAGGCAATACATAACAACTATTATAAAATAAATGTTATATTACTCTTAATCTTCTTTAGATGATTCGCTTGCTGGTTCATCAGAAACTGATTCATCAGAAACAGGTTGTTGCTGTATAAATCTTTTAATACATTCCCATAATTTTGCTGATTCATCTATACTAAACGCACCTCTTTTTTGTGCAACAGATAGAAAAGTAACCATTACATTAAGTGCTACATTATCATCTGTAATTTCTACACTAGTTAAAGGAATTTGTTGTTGTTGTGGTTGAGGTGTCTCGCTTTCTGGAATAGGTTCCATATAAATAATAATAATATTATTATTTATATTTTTTTTTATTAAAAACATTTTACTTTTTTTTCTTCAATTGCTTTATACCCACTACTTTTATAATTTGATTGAAAATTAGACATCCTTATCTTTGTTAAAGAACCATCATTCTCCGTATATATTATACATTTTATATGAAATTTTTGCATTTGTTTATAACACTCGCCACATGGAATTGATGATAAATATGCGTTACCATTACCAATCCTAGCTATATATAATGAAATTTTATGAGTTATATTTTGTTTTAAACATTTTCTTAAAACATCTATTTCAGCATGACAAGAACATACCATACTACTAATAAGTCCATCTTGTGATACAGTCCTATTATGATTATATCCTTTTGCTATTATTTTTCCTGAACTAACTGCTACACAACCATGTCGAAATGTTTCTGTAGATTTAGTTGCTTCACCAGCAGCTATCTCTATATATTTTATATCAGTTTTCGATATGTTATTCATATTTTGATTATTATATTTTAATATAATTACCAACATATAATTTCAATTTTACATATTTTACGCGAAAAAAACGAAAAAAAAGAAATGGTTCAGCAAAAAAAAAATGGACAAAAAAAAAATGTCCAAAAATTTATTTCTCAGAATACTTTTTATAAAACTTTTTAAATAATACCGATTGTTAGCATTATGCTTTAAAAATGAGATTTCTTAATATATTTTTAACAGCATAATATTTTTACATATTTTATGCTAAAAATTATTTAGGAATTTTTGTCGTTTTTTTTGTCGTTTTGTCGTTTTTTTTGTCGTTTTTTTCGTTTTTTGTCGTTTTTTTATATATGAGATTTTATATAGATGTATGCCAAAAAATAATGACGATATAGAGACAAATAAAATATATATTAAAAATGAAAAATACCATTGTCAATTGTGTAATTTTATTACACGTAAAAAGACAGATTTTAATAGACATATTTTAACAAAAAAACATATTAAAAAAGAAGAGAATGAATGTCAAATAAATGAAAATGAAGAAAAATATGAATGTGAATTTTGTGATAAACAATATAGTGATGAAAATAGTTTATGGAGTCATCGTAAAAAATGTATTATTAATTATCATACAGTTACTAATAACTATCAACGAAATGAAGTAACAAATGAACCATTGGGACAAACCGAAATAGTAGTTGAATTACTTAAACAGAACCAAGAAATAAAAGATCTTATATTAGAAGAAAGACGAGAATTCCAAAGGATAATATCAGAGCAAAATGAAAAGATGTTAGTAATGGCAGAGAACATGGGTAGTAACCATCATAATACAAACGTTAATAATAATAAATTTAATTTAAATGTATTTTTAAATGAACGGTGTAAAGATGCTATGAGTTTGACAGATTTTATAAATTCAATGGATTTATCAGTAGAAGATTTTATAAAAACTGGTGAGTTAGGTTTTGTGCAAGGTATTTCAAGAGTAATGGTAAATCGCATTAATAATATGGACCTTTGTAATCGTCCATTTCATTGCACGGATTTAAAAAGAGAAACTGTATATATTAAGGATGATAAAAAGTGGGAAAAAGATGAAAATAAGCAAAATTTACGAAAAGCAGTAAAACAAGTAGCTAGTAGAAATAAATTAATGGTTAATAATTGGCGAGAAGAAACCCCAGATGTTGATATAATGGGTAGTCAAAATTATGAAAATTTTTTTAAATATGCTGAAGCTTCACTTGGTGGTGTAGGAAAGGAACAAGATAAACAATTTGAAGATAAAATTATGCGCAATGTGCTGAAAGAGGTTCATATAGATAAAAATTCTATTTTAACATAAAGATAAATGTAAATATAATATATGAATCGATATCAATTTTCTTATATGTTTGATATACAAAATATACGAAAAAAACAAGAAGAATGGAGAACAAAACAGTTTAATATATTTTATGGTTCTGGACGTCCTATTTACAATATTAACCAAGACACTGAACATTTACGAAGTCACAATAACCCTTATTATTATAAAGACCCTTGTAAAGAAGAATTATTTATCAATTATAAAATTAAGAACCGCAGTAAGCTAGAAAATTGAAACATATAATAATAATTAGAATATATTAATATTATATTATGACAGTTACACGTTCTATGCAAAAACTTCAAAATAGTGACCTTAGAAGGTCAAGACGTATTAAAGGTATGTCACCCGAATTTAGATATGGTATTATTCCAAAAGATGGATTTGGTGAGAAATATTATCAAATATCTATGAATGATGATGTTAATGGGGAATACGTAGGGAATTGGTTAAATGGAAAACGTCACGGACGCGGTACGATGACATATCATGATGAAAATATTATATTTGAAGGCACGTGGTATGATGATAAACCAGTAAAAGTTAGTATTTATTATTTTTAAAAATAAATAAAAATATAATTTGATGATATATTATATTATATAAAATGGCATTTTATGCTGTAGCCAATGGAAAAGAAAAAGGGATTTTTTTTTCTTGGGAAGAGTGTAAATCTTCAATAACTGGGTATAAAAATGCTTTATATAAAAAATTTGATACAAAAGAAGCTGCGGAGCAGTTTTTATTTAAAAATAAAGATATAATAATTGAAACTAAAAAGACTTCTTCTACTAAAATAAAAAAAATAATAGATG